TGGCCGCACCTGTTCCGTCTCATCGCGCAGCGCCGCCCTGCAGTCGTCTTTGGCGAGCAGGTTGCAAGCCGCGACGGCCTTGAGTGGCTCGACCTTGTACAAGCTGACTTGGAAGGCGCGGATTACGCCAGCGCAGCGGTCGATATCTGCGCTGCGGGCGTCGGCGCCCCCCACATCCGACAGCGGCTCTACTGGGTGGCCGACGCCGACGACGCGCGATTGGAAGGACGGCTCGCAGTGCGACAACGTGCCGACGAATGCGCTGCTGGGCCGCACGGCATGGCTGACGGGCTGGCCGACGCCGACTCTGCAGGCGAAGGAGTGGTCGGAAGCTGCGGTGTTGTCTTGGCTGGCAGGAACACGCGGGACGCACGGGCTGGACTTGGGGGCGGCAGCAGTCATGGCGGGCTGGCCAACACCGAGAGCCAGCGAAAGGCCGCAAACGAACTTCGACGAGATAGCGGAGAACGGCAGCAGTTGGAAGGGGCAGGGGCGCGGCGCAACAGTTGCGACGATGGCCGAGATGTTGCGCAGCAACCCGCAGCCGGCCCGACTAACGGCCACTGGCGAGATGCTGACTGGCTCCACTGCCGGGATGGAAAGTGGAGGCCAGTTGAACCCGGCACATTCCCGCTGGCTCATGGGGCTACCGCCCGAGTGGGACGCCTGCGCGCCTACGGCAATGCCATCGTCCCGCAAGTCGCGGAAGCCGTCATCCGGGCCTACATGCAATGATCTGGATTGACTTCGAAACCCGCAGCGCCTGCGACCTCACGGTCGCGGGCGTTTACAACTACGCGCAGGACGCGAGCACAGAAGTGCTGTGCATGGCGTATGCACACGATGATGATGAGGTGCAAATTTGGCGACCGAGCCAAGAATTTCCAAAATCAGTTCGGCAGGCCGTGCTGGCTGGCGAGCGCGTCTACGCCCACAACGCCGCGTTTGACCGGCTGATCTGGACGTATGTCCTGTGGTCAGACCACAACGCGCCCGTGCCCAAGCTGGAGCAGTTCTACTGCACGGCAGCGCAGGCCCGCTCCAACTGCGCGCCTGGTTCGCTGGAGGATGTGGGGCGGTTTGCGGGCGCGTCGATGCGCAAGGACCACAAGGGCGCTGCGCTGGTGCGCAAGTGCTGCATCCCGCCGTTCAAGCACACCGAGCAAGACCTGGCCGACCTGTTTGGCTACTGCGCTCAGGACGTGCGTGCGATGCGGGCCATCAGCAAGGCCCTGCGCCCGCTGTCTGCCGAGGAGTTGTCCGACTACTGGGCGAACGAGCGGATCAACGACCGCGGCGTGCTGGTGGACGTAGACCTCGCCAAGGCCGCGCAGACCTACGCTGTGGAGGAACTCGACGCGATCCAGCAGGAGGTGCGCGAGGTGACGGACGGCGAGATCACATCGGTGCGCTCACCCCGCATGCGCGAGTGGGTTTGGAGCCGGGTCGGCCCCGAGGCGCGCCGCTTGATGACGGTCCACAAAGACGGCGAAGAAAAGCAGTCCATCGACAAAACCGTTCGTGCCGCGCTGCTGATCCTAGCAGAGGAGAACCCTGATGAAGTACCCCCTGACGCGGCGACCGTCATTCAGTGCGCAGACGACCTCTGGGCATCGTCGGTCGCCAAGTTCGTCCGTATGGCCGCGCTTGCGGATGTCGAAGATCACCGTGTGCGTGGCGCGTTCGTGTTCGCTGGCGGTGCTGCCACAGGCCGGGCGTCCAGCTACGGCCTGCAAGTCCACAATTTCGCGCGCAAGGTCGCCAAAGACCCGGCGGCTGTCCGTCATGCGATGTGTCGCGGACATCAGATCGTTCCTTCGTTCGGCAAGCGGGTGACGGATGTCTTGAAGGGGATGCTGCGGCCTGCGCTGATTCCGTCGCCGGGTAAGCAGTTCGTCGTCGCGGACTGGAGCGCCATCGAAGGCCGCGTGAACCCGTGGCTGGCCAACACGCCTGCGGGTGACGCCAAGCTGGAGGCGTTCCGTCGCGGGCTGGACGCCTACATCGTCAACGCGGCTGCTACGTTCGGCACCACATACGACGCCATCTTGGCCGGCTACGAGGCCGAGGACTCTGCGGCCACCGGCCAGCGCCAGATCGGCAAGGTGCAGGAACTCGCCTGCGGGTTCGGAGGTGGCGTGGGCGCGTTCGCTGCGATGGGGCGGGTGTACGGTGTGAACCTGCCCGAGCATGAGGCCAAGCGCATGGTGGGCGCCTGGCGCAAGGCGAACCCGTGGGCGCCGCTGTTCTGGAGCGACCTTGAGCGGGCCTACATGGGCGCCATGCGCCGCAAAAGTCAGGCGGTGCCGGCAGGGCGAGTGTCCTACCTGTTCGATGGGGCTCATCTTTGGTACGCGCTGCCGTCTGGGCGCATACTGTGCTACCCCCACGCACGACTCGACGCCGATGGCATCACTTACGCCAAAGCCTCTTGGAAACCCGCCGCTGATGCCAAGGAGTGGCCGCGCGCTCGCCTGTGGCCGGGTCTGGCATGCGAGAACGTCACGCAAGCCGCGGCGCATGACATCCTGCGCCATGCGCTGCGTGAACTTGAGCGCGAGGGCGAGGATGTGGTCCTGCACGTCCACGACGAAATCGTCTGCGAGACGAGCGACCCTGCGCGAACAACCGAACTGATGAAGCGGGTGATGACCAACCCGCCAGCATGGGCGGCGGGTCTGCCGCTGGGCATCGGCATCAAAACAATGACCGTTTACGGGAAGTAGGAGAACTGGCAAATGACATCACAAGAATTCATCGAGTACCTCGCCGCGCTCGCGCCTGCTGGCGAGACGGCGCTCATCGTGCGGCAGACGCCGCGCCTGGTGAACGGCGAGATGCAGTTCCACGCCAACGGCGCGATCAAGGCGTCTTGGCCGGCGTACCTGCCCACCCGGCGGATCAAGGAAAGCGAAGCGTGGTTTGGCAATACGGCCAGCTTCATCATCGACCGATTCATTGAGGGCAAGCCCAGCGCCAGCGCCGCCAACTGCGAGTACGTGCTGGTGATGATGCTGGACGACGTGGGCACCAAGAGCAAGACGCCCCCGCTGGCCCCGACGTGGATCATGGAGACGTCAGCGGGGAACTATCAGTGGGGCTACGTCTTTAGCGACCAACCCACCAAGCTGGAGTTTGTTGGGGCCATCAACGCCATCGCTGCGGCAGGCTACACCGACGCGGGGGCCTGCAACCCGGTCAGAAATTTCCGACTGCCCGGCAGCGTCAACTTCAAGCCCGGTAAGGATTCGTTCGTCTCGCGCCTGGTGGAGTTCACGCCCGGGCGTGAGTACACGCTGGCCGAGATCTGCGCCGGCCTGGGCGTGACGCCCGAGGCGGTCGAGTCGTTGGGGCCGCGGCCCGTGCGCCTGTCTGATGACGGGGCCGACGACGTGGCGACATGGCTATCCGAGCAGGGGCTGGTGCTCAGTAGGCCAAACACCGAGGGCTGGATGGGCGTGGTGTGCCCCAACGCGGACCAGCACACCGACGGCAACCCCGAGGGCCGCTACCTGCCAAGCGGGCGGGCGTTCTGCTGTTTGCACTCGCACTGCATTGATCTGGACAGCGCTTGGTTCCTTGAGTGGGTGGCCGAGCGTGGCGGGCCGAAACACACGCCTGGCCTGCGGGACGAACTGCTGCAGCAAGCGATGCTGCAGACCATCGGACGGCTGACCCCCACGCCCGAGCTGGCCGGTGCGGTGGCCGAGGTGATGGCCGAGGTGGACCGCGCCGAGGCCGCGCGGACCGACAAGGCCGACTGGTGGTCCCGGTTTGCTTACGTTGTGTCCGATGATGCCTACTTTGACATGCGCGAGCGGCGCCAGTTCACGCGGACGAACTTCAACGCCCTGTTCCGGCACGTTAGTTGCAGGTCGATCCACGGCAAGAACCCCAAGATCGAGGCGTCGATCTGCTTCGACGAGCACCGCCAGACCAAGGGCGGGCGCGTGCTGGACGGTATCGCCTACAGCGCGGGCGATGACGTGCTGGTGGCCCGGGCCGGTGGCGTTTTCGGCAACAAGTGGCGCGATGGGCGCCCGGCAGTCACTGGCGGTGCCTCGGACGCCGCGGTGCGACCGTGGCTTGAGCACGCCGAGCGAATGATCCCCGACGCCGCCGAGCGTGAGCATGTGCTCAACATCATGGCGTTCAAGGTTCAGCATCCCAGCATCAAGATCAATCACGGTGTGCTGCATGCCGGCCGGCCTGGCAGTGGTAAGGACTCACTCTGGGCGCCGTTCCTGTGGGCGGTAGGTGGCGAGGGGAAAACCAACGTTGCGACCGTCCGGAACGAGGAGATCAACTCGCAGTGGGGCTACGCTTTCGAGTCCGAGGTGCTGGTGCTAAACGAACTGCGCCAGCCCGAGGCGTCCGACCGTCGCGCGCTAGAGAACCGACTGAAGCCCCTGCTTGCCGCGCCGCCTGAGTTGATCTCGATCCAGAGGAAGGGGCTGCACCCCTACGACGCCGCGAACAGGCTCTTGGTCTTGGCGTTTTCGAACGAGCGTGCCGCCATCTCACTGCCGTCAGATGATCGTCGATGGTTCGTCCTATGGTCCGAGGCCGAGATCATGCCCCCGGACGCCGCCGCGCGCTTGTGGGCTTGGTACGCGGGCGGCGGCCTGGCGTCGGTGGCGGCTTGGCTTCATGCCCGTGATGTTTCGACGTTCCAACCTGGCGCCGCGCCGCCCATGACGGAGGCGAAGGCCATCATGCTGCAGGCGGGCCTTAGCGGGTCCGAGGCGTGGCTGGTGGAGCAGATGACGCACCGTATCGGCATGTTCGCGCGTGGGGTCG